TTCTGGAAGTTCCAGATGTAGATACAGGGTGGGGTGAACTATGAACGACTGGATCAAGACAATCATGGGCCTCGCGCCTACCGTGGCCACGGCATTGGGTACGCCACTTGCCGGGGTCGCCATCGCCCGCAACGAGGCAGTCACGCTCACTTACAAGTAAGGAGAAACCACATGGTTGATATTACTGGATTGGGTACGGCAGCTTCTGCGGTCAAGGACATAGTTGGCATGTTCTTTCCAGACAAGACGGAGCAGGAGAAACAGCAGATAGCGTTCACCCTAGCGGTGATCCAGACTCAGACTGACACCAACAAGGAGGAGGCCAAAAACCCCTCAGTGTTCGTCAGCGGATGGCGGCCATTCATCGGTTGGGTCTGCGGTGCAGCGTGTGCATGGAATTGGATTGGACTGAAGATGGCACTATTCGTCGCAGCGTATCTGGGCCACGACTTGAAGATGCAGCCAGCGGACATCAGTGAGATGATGCCAGTGCTCCTGGGAATGCTTGGGCTAGGGGGTCTACGCACTGTTGAGAAAATCAACGGGGTAGCTGCGGTGACGACTAAGACAAAATAAAAGGGGCTTGTCGCCCCTTTGTTAGGTTGTATATTGTTAAGCCTCAAACGTCAGGGACAGCAGATCGTTCTTGCGATCCATCAATTCCTTGACGTCGTTCTCCAACTCCATGCGCTTCTCCAGGATGGCCTTGTCGATAGTCGCCACAGCCTGTTGGATGCGCTCGTCGGCGGTATACTCGTCAACGTCCACTATCTCGATTTCCTTCACAAACGTCCAATCCACGCTGGGGGTCTTGTATGTGAACAGCGAGTACATGGGGGTTTCTGCCTTGACAGCAGAAGCAAAGGCGGCATAACGGTACACGTATGCGGTCAGTTTGATGGGATGGGCCATGGGTTACTCCTTACAACCGGCGTGACGGATAAACTTGGACTTGGCCGGTAAGCAAGTACAAGCAGAGTTGATGCAACGCGCATCAGAATTTGGGGGCGGCAGGTAGTCTGCGTCATGGTACAGGATGATGACCGCGGTGAAGTACACTCCCAGCCCTGCGAAGGCGTAGATGAGCCAGCGGAGAAGTTTCATGCCCACCGCCAGAATTTGATGACCATACGTACCAGCAGGCAAGGGGTCGGGCGCTTGTCCAGCAGGGCTTCTTGAACGGACAACATGTCGTGGTCCATACTCGGGGGGTTGTACTTGGGCACGTACATGGCTCCAATCTTCACATTCATAATTGCTCCTAGGTTCGTTACACACTAAAAGAATTATACCCCTACAACTCTTGTAGGGGTACTTGTTTCGCTTGTTATTCGGCTACGTTTCGATTGTAGTCGTACTTACGCTGCTTGTCGTCATCATCCTCAAAGGATGCCTGAATCTCGGCGGCGGATTGAGCCTCAGCCATGGTATCCTTCATTCGGGTAAGGTCTAGGGCTTGCTGCACCACCTCGATGTACTTCTCCAGGAAGTGTTGAGCCTTCTGGAGGTCAGTCATGCCGTTCTTCTTCTTCCAGCGGGTCACGTACTTGGTGATCTGGGCCTGGAAGTAATCCAACTCGTTGGCCACCACGTAGTCCCAATGCTGTATGAAAGCATTGTAATGCTCACCACCTACTTGCTTGTCATTTGCACTCATCTCAACTTCTCCAAAAATGCGGACGCCGTAGTTGTCGGAGGTATGCGGGCGTCCAGATACGCAATACCTGCCCTGACGATTGATTCCATCTTGGTGTTACCCATATCGACCTCAGCCTGGCAGTACATGATGAGCTCCAGCATGTCGGCCCACTTGATGCACTCCTGCTCTTCCGGCAGCAACCCGTAGTCGATGCCCATACGCTTGTTGAAGCTATCCTCCAATCTGGCTAGTGAATCCCGCAACTCACGACTGGCCCACTTAGCAGTTGCTGGGGTGTCACCCGTCACTGACTCAGCAAGGTCGTGGGTCAAGGCTACGTGGAGCAGCATAGCGCTGGGCTTGCAAATCTCAATGAGAATCATTGCTACGCCCCAGCTATGCTCGGCCACATTCTGTGTGTGGATAGTACGCTTGGTGTGGAACCGCTTGGTCACTCCAGCGTTGTACAACTCTTTGAATCTGTTCACTTCTCTTTCCTTTCAAGCCACTCTAAGCACGCCACCTGTACGGCTGTGTCGGCAATGGTGCTGGCGTAGCTGACGGCTCGGATGAAGCTGCCCTCTTTGTAGCACTTCCACGACTTGGCCATCGGCTGGAGTACCCAGTTGACGTATGACGACTCATAGCTGCCGTAGAAGTCATCCGCTAGTATGTTGTCCACAAACAATTGGAAGTTTTTCATTGCTGCCCACGGAGACTCCGCATCCGCAAACAGGGGTACGTGCCGCCACTCGGGAGTGTAGATGTCCTCTCGGGCAGCGAATGGGTGCTCCATCAACGGGAAGTGCTTCTGATAGATGTGCCAGTCATTGCTGACCTGCGTGTACGACCCCACGGGTACGCCAATGGCTAGGGCCACAAATTCCTGTAGCACAGACATGTGTACAGCGTTGGCCCCGTAGCAGCCCCAGACGATGTCGTTGGAGCGATTGAGCACCGTCATGTCGAGCTTGTCGCCCTTGATGCGGAAATAGATGTGCGTGTTGCAAGGAATGTCTTTGGACGCAAAGGCGCTGTCGCCATCGGTGAATCCGTCCCACATGGCGATTACAGCCCTGCGTGTGTTGGGTTCGCGCTTCATCAGTTCGACCACATCGGCTATCTGGTTGCGGTTGAAGTGTTTGCGCCATCGGTAGCCATAGGCACCGTTGAGGGTTTCCCCGTCATCGCTGAAGTCCGACATGTTGGCGGCGTAGAGGCTGACGAAGGCGGTGTCGTTCCGTCCAGCCAGCATCCAGATGGACTCCATAATGTGGAAGTACGGGTTGGCGTTGCGACGGATGTCAAACAACATGCGCTCGGTCGGTCGGGCGTACACGGTAGACACTGGGGTAGGGTACGTCTTGGCGAGACCATTGCGGCTAGTCTCGGTGATATGGTTGCCTCGGATAGCCCAGAGGGCATCCGAGTAGGCGTCATTGACGTTATTTGCACGAATAACTAGCATTGTATTCCTTCAGTAGTTGGTTGAGTTCAGCCTTGATACGTCTTGCCTCGTCACCCTTCCAACCTGCGGCGTTGGTCAGGAAACGGAGCACGATGTCGTCTGCGGGGTCCAAGCCATAGGTATCGCCTATCGACTTGAGCGATAGCATAGCGTTTACGTATGGCTTGCACCAAATCTGGTACACCTTCTGGTGGGGAGGTGGACCCCAAGCGGCTATTATGTCAGCCGCAATCTTGTTGAGTGGACGAGACATGTCGTTCTCCGTAGTTGCGAAGCCTCTATTTTACCGTCTAAACGTATGGGATAGTAACGAATCGCTTGTTACCGTATGCTGCCCCAGACCGTTTGGCCACGCAGTAGAACTCACCTGCCTCTCGCATGGCGTCGGTAATGGTGACCCCCAGTTGGCTGAGCCACATGTCGTAGGCTTCCAGATATGACTCAGCTGTGGGTAGCACCTCCCCACCGAAGTCCTTGGCATAGGTTTTGTAGTTCAGGTGAATCTTGTGGCATGAGGTGTCGGTAAACCAGACGATGATTTCTGGCTTAATACGCAACGCCCTTGAGACATTGTCCCACATTTCCTTGACGCCCTTGGTCTTGATGGTTCCCACCGACATGTCGAGCAGCAGGACGTCATAGATTGTCAAGTCTGCTGATGCCAGCATCTTCATAGAGTCATCAATGGCGTGCACGTTGGGGTACAGGCTGCTGAGGTAGTCCAGGCAGGTTGGGTCACGCTCAAAGAAGAAGTGGGTGGCGTTGGCTACCGATTGGTCCACCACTTGAGCCGACGCGCCGACGCCACCGAAGGCATGCAGCACGTATGGGGCGTCCAAGTCTTCAATAGCCTTGGGCAGCAGGGTCGTGAGGCAGGTAAGGTGGCGTACCACGTCACGGGTTGACTCCTTGAGGAACTCTTGATATGAGTCCCGTACAGGGGTATCCATCGTTGTCTCCAGACCAACGGGCAAATTGATGGAAAATCCATTCACTTTCAGGGTTTCTACGTGCATTTTCTATTTCCTCTCGGGGTTAGGTAGGCCGGCAATCAGCCTAGGGCTTTGTAAATCTTTGTCAGAGCGTTTATTTTCTCTCGGGTAGGGGGTAGGTACTACCCGAGCGAAAAACGCGCCCTAGGCGGCTGGTTTATACTTGGATTTAGGCTTGCCTCCATAGTATTTCGTGCGGACGTACTTGGAGAACTCGCACAGGACGTTCTGGGTGTTCTGGGCACAAAGCCCCATACCAGTATTGTCTTCAATAATGTGGCGTACCTCATTGACTTCCTTGCGGAATTGTGCCTCACCGATGGCCTTTTGCGGGTGTTCGAACAGGTAGTTCAGCCCAGCAGTAGACCCTGGTCCGACACCGCACCACGTGGCGTAGTCATTGGCGAACTCTAGGGGCATGTAGTCCATCTTGAGGTCGGCAATGATCTGTCCCCGCAGGAATGTACCGATGCCTGTAACCGCCAACTTCTTCTCTGCTGACTCAAGATTGTCGTCCAAATCGATGGGGTTCTTCTTGAGTTGGTCGTGTAGGTTGGTCAGTACACGGGCTATGATGACCTCTTTGGGCTCCCCACCTGCGGAGTAGCCACCTGTGATCATATAGGCGCTGGTCCAGACCTTGACCCCTGTAGCCTTGCGTCGGGCTATGGCACGTATGAACTGCGCTGGGTCCCACTGGTACGGGAAGTCAATCTCTGCTAGCGTCTCCGGCAGGTTGACCATACGGGCCAAGCCGGCAGCGAAGGGCAAGCTCTCGTAGCCCCTGCCTTGGTACAGCCAGGTGTACACCCACTTGGTGACCTTGTCATCCTCACGGCGCACGTTACAGAATCTGTACCCAGCCATGATGGGGTCGTTGGTCCATGGAGGTAGATACCCAAGTGCTTTGCGTTGGCGCATAACTTCTCGGGTTTTTACCCAATGGACTAGATCGGGTAGGTGCTTCATGGCCCGTTCCTCAGATCATGGCTCATGGCCGTTGTTCCGCAGCGCGAACAGGTGACGCTCATGCAGCAGCCGTCAGTCGACTCCCAATCAGGACCGTCCCACTTGTGCTCGCAGGTTCCACGTGGATCTGAGCCGCAGGCGCAATAGCATGCGTCAGGGTTGAATGTTGAGTGAAGCGACACACCGTACTCGGCTTCCAGCTTCTTGTGCCGCTCTTGCACTGCTGCGTTACGCTTGGCCCGCAACTCGTCAAAGTTAAATAGCTTGCTCATGGTAATACCTTACGTAATGCGTCTATTGCTGCGTAGCACAGCTTGCCTTTGCCTGCCACGTTGTCCAAGGCCACAAGAGCCTGTTTTGAAGCTGTGCGCAAGCGTTCAATCTCCGCTGCCTGCTCTTTGACCTTGTTCCAAAGATCGTTGACCAGATAGCTTGTCCCCATGTGCATAGACATAGGCTGTCCCGGCAACTCAAGGCAACGGAATTGAGTTACTCTATCCTCAAGGCTCTCGGCGGTCATATCAGAGCCAACAGTTGGGGCAACATGGGCTGGTCGTGTTGTAGAATCTCCACACGATGACCCAAGTCAGGCAGACGCTTGCGGAGACGCTCAATGGTAGCGTGCTTGTCCTTCGTCAGCTGGGGGTTGAACTTGTTGATGCTACCATTGGACTTGCGTCGTGCTACGACACGCTCCAGGCATACGTCGATGGGGGTGTCAAGAAACACGTACTTGTAGGAGTCACCGTACTGCTTGGAGTCAGTACCCATCGCACCGTAGTACGTGGATTGGAGCAAACCCTCGTGGACCACATGACCCATCTTGCCGTAGTAGTTCACCAGCTTCATTGCATCGGCTGCGGACGATACGGTGTCCATACCGCCGCAGTTGTTGTCGTATGAGCCCAACACGAACACTAACTCTTCCGCACCTGGTACGTCCAGCATGTAGGCTTCCACCTTGCTGGCGATGTTACGCAGCTTGGTTACTTTGGATGCCTTCATTAACTCTCGGACAGCAGTGGTCTTGCCTGCTCCCGAGCATCCGTGAATTTTTAAGATCGTCATACAGTTGCCTTTGGTTTCTCTGTCAACCCGACAGCAGGGAGTGGGGGAATCTGCCCCAATTCTTCCATGAATTTGAAGCTACCGTGGCGGTAGGGCTTCTTGGCTACGTCGCCGTGAATCTTAGCATGCTCGTCCAGCAGGTCCATGCCAAAGTTCCAGAGGTACTCATAGTTCTCTTGCGACTCGTTGCACCACTTGACCCACTCGTTGTCGAGGGGCAGAAGCTCAATGGAGCGAGTGATCGGGGGCTTGCGAAATTGCTTCCATACGGTGAACAGAATCTGCGTCACACGAATGGGGTACGTGATGATTTCATCAACTGTGAGAAGGTCAATAGCCTCCTCATTGTCGTCTGCTGGTATCTCAATTAACATTGTTACTCCTACGTTGAAAACTATATTTTACCGCTAAAGTAGTTGGTGGTAAAGGACTATCGTATGGCACTTTTGGCGTAGTCAATTAGGGCTTGATCTACTCGGGACTGCGTGGTGTCCTTGGCCGTAATGGCGTCCAACACCTTATCGTCGGTCGTGTCGTCCGAGAGTATGATATGGTTCTTGACCACAGGAGAATCCTGTCCCTGACGCCAGACGCGTGCGATAGCTTGTAGCCATAGCTCCAAATCCTGGTTGAGACCAAACCAGCAGATGTCGGAGCACGCACCTTGTAGGTTGAGACCGTGCCCTGCTGACCGCGGGTGACCTATGAGCAGGGGTATCTTCCCAGCGTTGAAATCAGCCACTACCTGGGCTATGTTCTTGCACCCAGTAATGTTGATGGCGTTCGGGAAACGCTTCATAATGCGGGCACCGTCAGCGATGAACTCGTACATGAGCAGTAGGGGTCTGCCCTGTAGCTCTTCCATGAGCTCCGTCAGGGCGTCCAGCTTCTCATCGTGTATGGGTAAGAACTCACCGCGTTCCTCTTGCGAGTAGATGAAGCCATTGGAGACCTGCCGGCACTTGACCCCCAACGATGCTTTGTTGAACGCTGGTATGGTCTCGTCCAGCACCTTGATCAGGAAGTCGCGCTCCAGCGTCTTGTACTGCTTGAGCACAGCAGGCGGCAACGTGACCCGTATGGGATTGTGGATCAACTCCGGCATAGCCAGCTTGTCCTTAGCCCGCATACGGAGCAGCATGTGCTGTACCCTAGCCATGATCTGCTCTTCAGCGTGTACGTTCATCTCATAGACGTACTGGATGTACGGGTGAGGATGCATGAACATCTGACGGAAGTGCGTAATGTACTCTCCCAAGGCTTTGCCGTCGTCAAGGAAGTAGCACTGACCGAACAGCTGATGGAGACCATTCGGGGCTGGCGTGCCCGTGGCAATGTTGCGGTACTTGATCTGCGGCAGCACTGGCTTCAGCATTTTGAAGCGTTGAGTTTGTATGTCAGCGAATCGGGTGGACTCGTCAGACAGTATGAGGTCAAACCCCCACTTGTTGGGTACGCCCAAACCTCGCACACCCATCAGCTTGGTAGGGTTGAGCACCTTGTGGAGACTCTCAGGGTTGATGACGTAGACGTCAAAGCCCATACCGAGTAGCTCATCCCGTTCCTTGTCGGTACGCTGGCACAAATCGCAGACTTTGAGGTGGTTGAAGTCCTTCCACTTCTGAGCCTCAAACGGCCAGACGGTCTGGGCCACCCGTAGGGGTGCGACCACCAGTGCCCTGCGAAGCTCCTTGCGCTCCAACAGCACGCAGATAAGGGCAAGGAATGTGGATGTCTTGCCCAGGCCTGGGTCCAACAGTAGGCCTGAGTTGGTACGACCCAAGGCGAAGGCCAATGCCTCTTCTTGGTAGTCGCGGGGCGTCCAGTTAATAGGGGCCATACGATTTCCAATCTTGTTTGCGGGGCAGTAGCACTGACTCGAACATGCCCTTCATCTGCTCGTGGCGCAGGTCGATGTCCTCGCCAAACTTGTATGTGCCCTTCTCCAACCCACGTATGGCGCACATGATCGTCTCTGCCTCAGGTATGCCGCAGTTGCGGGTCGGAGCACCTGGGGCGATGAGGTCATCTATCCAGCTGACTATGTCCGCCAGTACGTCCTTGAGGGCATAGTTGGGGTAGACACTCTTGGCGCATTTGCGGGGTGACTCCGGCAGCAGGGTAGTTGCTACGGGCATCGAGAGTTTGACGGGCAGACCCATAGTGCGGTCAAAGATGTCCATGGCCTTCCACCGGAAGTACTCACCAATCTGACAACCCTCAAAGTTTGCCTCGATGTTGTAGTACAAATCAGCGTAGTTGTCACGGTACATTGCCCTCCAAATATCCGTGGGCTCTCCCATACCGCTGAGCTTCATCATGGCGTCCCAACCCTTGTCGCCACGGAAGTGCCTGCGCTCTGAGCCACGCTTAGCAGTCTTGTAGTGGGTAGCAGTGTACGCCCAAAAGCTCTTGGCGTCCGCAGCCTCGACAGCTGCCCGTGCGTCGTAGAACATGAATAGGTACAACGCATACTTGTCGGCCCACTCGTCGTTGTTAGCGGTGCGGGAGGCGTGCATGAAGTCGTACATGGGGTCAAGCTCTTGCGTAGTGACCAGGTCACGTGCGAATTGCTTGTATTTATCTGTTATCAACATAGCTTTTCCAGTCCTTGATGAGTTTAGTTGCCAGTTCGTAGTTGTCTGCCCATTGGGCGCGGAACCCCCTCAACATGAGACGCTCCATGGTGTAAGCCTGTAAGGGTTTGGGCTTCTCACCTTGCTTCTTGAGCTCCAGGAACATCACGCTGCCTTTGTACATCAGCGTTCGGTCTGGCCAGCCAGATTGGCTAGCCAGTTTGAGCTTCTCGCAGAGAATCTTCTGACTGTTGCAGTATTCCACAACGTCAATCTCTAGCTTGGACTCTAATAAAGACATGGGCCGTTCTTCGCCTTCTTGTAGTCGCACCAGCGGCAGGCACTGCCTGGGCAGGGGTCAAAGTCGTTGTCGCTCATCATCTTGATGGCGTCCTTTTCCCACTTCTCGATAGTCTTGGGGAGCATAGCATGAATGAGACTACCCTCCATACCCTCGTGTCCGGTGTCAAGGTAAACAGCTGAGGTCTCGACACGCTTGACCTGCGGGTACTTCTTGAGTCCCATGATGCCGTAGAGCTCTAGCTGGCTACGATGGGAGTCGTACATCTGTCCAGACTTGTAATCCTTGACGAACAATATGTCGCCCAACACGTAGTGGACGTCAATGATGGCCTTGACCCACGCTTTTGACTGGTCATCGGTGGGGTTCCAATCTTTGTCCAGCAGCCAAACCTCCTCAGACTTGGCCCCCATACCCTGTAGGATGGTCAGAAGCGGCCCGACACGCTTGATCTCCGTGGGTACATAGGTGATCTTGCCGTTGACGTAGTCCTCGCACATGGAGTGCATACGTGTGCCGCGGGTCATTGCTGCGCTGGGCTCCCACGGTATGTTGTCAATGTACGAGAACTTCCACTTGGCGGGGCACTCTCGGTACGTTGAGATGCTGGAGTAGCTCCAGCGGGTAGGTCGTTTGATGGTGTCGCTCATTTGATTACTTCCATGTTTTTGATTCCCCATACGTTCTGTAACTCAACTTGGGGCTTGTACTTCTTCATCTGTATGCCTCGTGGCTTACATTTCTTGCGGTCAGCGTTGCTACAAACCTCTCGGAACAACCTGAGCCATACCTGTCAGGACTTGCAGAAGTAGCTGTAGTCACCTCTGATATGGTTACCCGAGAACTGACCAGTGGGCAGCGCCTCTTTGCAGCAATCGCAGGAGAGTAGCTTGGTCATAGCACCCTCTGAGTAGGTGTCAGGTCGTGCCAATTCTCACCTTGCTCCATCTCAACGATGAAGGGTACATCGAATCCCTCCAAGTCCTCCATGGCGGAGGCGAGCAAGTCCACTGTCTCTTTGAGGTAGTCGGGGTGGACGCTGATGACGTTCTCATCGTGTACCGTCATTAAGAACCTGCCCTTGGGGTTCATAGAGTGGTAGCGTATGATGGATTCCTTGGTCTGATCGGCAGCAGTACCCTGAATCAGATGGTTGACGAGCTTATAGTTGAACGTCCATGAGCTACCGTCAGCATTAACTTTGGGCTGCTCGACAGGTATAATGCGCTTGCCCCAGGTCTTCACTTGGCTGCGAGCCTCTACGCTGCGCTGGAAGTCCTGCAGCCCCACCATAGCCTTGAGATAGGCAATCTTGATCTGCCGTCCCTCAGCCATTGGTACCCCAAGCTGCTCGCTGAGGGCAGCTACCCCGGCACCGTAGATCAGGGAGAATCCGGTGATCTTGGCCTGCTTACGCTTGATGGCGAGTCCAGCCTTCTCCTTGACTAGTCTCACCGCCACCTCATGGAAGTCTGCTCTTGGATCAATGCGGTAGATTTCACCCGCTTGCCCCTCAGCAAAGTGAGCCAATAGACGCATTTCTTGACCATTGTAATCCGCTGCCACCAGAATTTCTCCTGGGTCTGGAAGAATGTAAACCCGCATAAAGGGCAGCGGCAGGAAGCCAGCAAGAATGCCTGTGTAGTCAAAGTCAAATTCCGTAGGCACGTTTTGTAGGTTTGGATTCGAGCAGCTGAGTCGCCCTGTGCGAGTACCGTAATCGTCACCTCTAACTGAGTTCCATGACGGGTGTAGGTGTCCGTCAGCCAGAGATAGGTCGAGCCACGGGCGCATAAATGTACCCAATAGTGTCTTAAGGGCACCCCGATACTTGAGAAGGGAGAGTAAGTCATCATCGTCCTTTATTGCGTCTTCAAGGGCTGACTGGGCGGTCGATACGCGGCCAGTCTTGGTCAGGGCCAGTTTGTACCCAGCTGCTACAAGGGCTTTGGCCACTTGGGCAGGGGTATCGATGGGGTAGTCGCCAAGTACAGCACGAATGGCGTCCTCGCACTGGCTGAGCATCACCTCGTACAGGGGAATGTCGTTGGCCAGACGGCCGCTGTCAATGAGTACGCCACGACGTTCAGCCCAGTATAGTATGGGAGCCAGCTTGAGTTCGCGCTCATAAGCCTCCAGCATGTTGCGTTGGACTATGGAGTCATACAGCAACTCGAACAGCAGCCCTGTACGCTCCACGTCCCCTATGCAGTACTCGCCAACTAGCCCACCTGGGGCTTTGGAGATATGTGCACCCCACGATTTGGAGTTGGAGGGTACGACACCGTGGGCCATTAGCCAGTCCCGTACAGCATCCTGCTCGTCAGGTGGTAGGCCCAGCAGACGCTCACTGCTAGGCTTGAGGGACACTGTCTGAGCCAGCGGATTGTCGAGGTAGATCAGGTACATGGTGTCGTGGTACACCTTGGGCCACTCTAATCCCCAGTGCTCCATTGCGACGCCGATGTCGAACTTGGCGTGATGGAAGACAAGGGGTTCGTCCCAAACTGCTTGAAGGGCCAGACAGGCCTCAGCCTCGGAGCAGTTGTTCTCTGTGGGATGGCCAAACGCATAGTAGCGTCCGACACCGTGTAGGGGCTTGATGCCCACGCCTACAGGTTTGGGGGATTTGCCTGATCCGTTGACGATGGCCTCTGTTTCAAAGTCTACAATATACATATTGTCCTTAAAGGAAGTTGAACCCTAATTATAATTGAAAAAGCCCCGGTTAGGGGGCTTTTCGATTGGCTAACGTATGGCACTTGGGCTAGAACTTGCCGCCCTTGCTAGCGGGGGCAGGAGCGTCCTCCATCTTGGGGTAGGGCTGGAACATAGCCTTGTTAGCCCCAATATGCCGGTCGTACAAGGCTTCCAAGTGCTCCTGGTTCTCGATCTTGTCCAGGATAGTCCAATGTACTTGGAACAAGCTGGTAGGGTGAGGCTTGGTAGCGATACGGACAACAACACCGAATGGGGGAGTGTCCATTACCTTCACCGCTTGGTTAACGAACGTGCTGAAATTCTTCAGACTCGTCACTGGAAGTTTGCACATTACCATACCTGCTTTTTTGATTGCGTCGGGGCCACCCTTGAGGCAGTCAGCGGGAATAATCGATATGCGTCGGGTGTTCTTGCAAGCCTTGCCGCGGCCACCCTCGGTGTCGCTACCCCACTCGTTGTTGGGGCAACCCTCGCACTTGGAGCTCTGCGGTTCCTCGGACTCCTCATGTGGGGCCAACTCGGACTCATCCCGACCGATGGCGTAGCACATTGGCGAGGCGGGTTTGCTGGGGTTGTACTTGTCGCGGAAGATGTTGTTCTCCAGCACGAAGTCCAGCACGATGACGTCCATGGAGTTGCCAGGGATGAGGTTGTCGTCATACGACATATTGCCGCCCTTGAACGACAGGAAGCCACCCTTGGGCGCTTCAGTAGCAGCGGCTTGTGCGGAGACAGCAGCCATCTTCTCTTTCCAGGTCATGATAGCAGTGCCTGGAGCCTTTGCTGGCTCGGCGTCGATGGTTTTGGGGTCAGGTTTGGTGGCCATGTTACGCTTTCGTGATGGTTACAGTGTGTTTGACGAGCTTGTCGACGCCAGGGATGTCAACCCCTGAGTCCCAACGGGCTTTCACCGCGGATTCAGTGAGACGCTTCTGGAGCAGGTCAACCTGTCCAGTAGTCTTGATGTAGTCCAAAGTTGCCGCCCAGTCTTGAACGATGGGGGAATTAACTGTCTTGCGCTTGGCTACGAAGCCATCTGTTGTAGATGTGAGGACGTCATCGGACACCATACTATTGGTGAGCGTGTACATAAGGTCTTTCTCATCCTGCTCCATCTTGTCGACTTGACGTTGGAGGGTAAGACGCTGTTCACGCATTTCAAAGAGTTGGCGGAGGATATTGGGCATGGTTTACTTTCTACGGTTGGGAGCCTCTAGGAGGCGTTTTCGCGGGTAGCGGGTAGGGTAGCCTAGGGTAGGGGTAGAAAACCCCGCCTAGGCTTGTCAGGGCCTGTCGGCGGGGCTGTCTAGTCGTTACTTAGACTTACCTTTACGCGAGGCGCGCTTGGGGGCTTCCTCAGCAGCTTGCTCTTCAGCAACTTCTTGCTCGGTGTACTCGCCTTGGGGCTCGACATCGCCTGGTTCGTCTTCAGTTGTGACGCGCTTGGCTTTGGGCTTGTAGGTGGAGACCCGAACAGCCTGGGTTTCGTCAAAGCTGTAACCGTCAGGGAAGTTGATTTCCACGTCAGCACCTGCCCCCAGCACTACGTCCTTGGGGAGGTAGAAGCCAGTGTTGTTGATCAACAGATAGGTGTAGCTTGCGCCACGACCAGCAGTGACGGCAGCGTGAGCCTCGACACCGTCGACGCTGAGGGTGAAGGGGATGGCCTTGGTGGGGAATGCGTACTTCAGCAACTTGTGGGAAACGCCGTCAACCGTAGCAGTCAGTGCGGGAGCGCGAGTGCGAGTGCGAGTGCGAACGGGAGCAGGAGTGGCCTCAGCAGTAGCTTCATTCTCGGTGGCGTCATTTTCGTATGTCATTTGGATTGATCCTATACTATGCCTTGCGGCGGTGGGTAAGTGTCAGGGCTAATTCCCCAACAGCCTAATTATAACCGGCAATAATTGGGTCGGGTAAGGTTTCTATTGTATTTCGATTGAGTTGGAGAACAGTATATATAGTTAGCTTGGTGTACGCGCGCGGGGGTAGAATTAAGGGCGATACCGAACGAAGCATTGGTACGCTTGTAGATTGTAACCAAGACAAAGAAAAACCCCCAATCAGCGGAAACTAATTGGGGGTCAAAGGTGGGTCGAGTTTGGCAACTGCTTACATCCCGTAGGTATTATAGACGACTTCGACCCTCAATCGAAACAAATTTTAATTGAGGTTGAATATGACGCCAAATAGAGAATTACAACTACACTTGAACGATTCAGGTGGCGAGTTTAGGTTGGAGGTCTACACCAAGCTAAACCTAATGGAATTGACCATAGCGTTTCTGGGTACCGCCGCAGAGAATCATAGGTTTATGGGTGAATACACCCCCAGCGACGTAATAGCTATGATGGCTTTGTTTAATACAAAAAAGCTGGGCGATGGCTATACTTCCAAAGACAAAGACATGGCTAGGCAGATGGGAGAACAATAATGACTGTATCCCCTTTTGCTGTTCCATTTGGTTTATCCAAGGGACTTGCTGAGTTAGCCAAGCGGGGGCTGACTGATGAGGTAATAGCAAGCTCCCATATTACGATAGTGAGTGGTGAGCAAGCTATCGCAGAGTTGGGGTTCTCCATAGGTCGTTGTACCTCTGAACGCATACCCTACCACGACCTGGATGGGTCGTTCCTGAAGACAGATACTAACATGATGGCCGTGCGCTATCGCCCGCATAAGGTGCTTAGTGAGGGACAAAAGGGCAAGTATCTCTCGCCACGTGGTAGCGGTTCAGCTGCCTATCTCCCACAAGTACCCGGTATCAACTGGGCTGAGCTAGCCCACGACGCTACCTCACCGTTGTTCGTCACTGAAGGTGAGTACAAAGCCCTGAAGGCATGCGTGGCAGGGTTCCCCACCGTAGGCTTGGGCGGGGTCAATATGACGAAGGGCAAGCACGGCATAGTTGGGCCGCTCAACAAGTTCGTGTGGGAGAGCCGCAAGGTCTACATAGTGTTTGACTGCGATGAGGAGTCTACCCCTCACGCGCCGTTCAAGCCCCAAGTGGACAAAGCGCTGACTCAGTTCTGCGCCATGCTCTCGTTGTACAGGGCTGAGGTGTACGTACTATATTTGGCGCGTACCCCGCAGTGGTCAGCAGGTCAGAAGATGGGCCTTGACGATTACATCGAGGCGGGTGGCACTCTTGAGGACTTGGTAGGTACACAGTCTACCCCCACCACTGAGCCCCAGCTAGCCAAGATGATGGATAAGTACGCCATCGCTCTAGTGAACAAGCCCCACATACTTGATTTGGAAACCGGCAACAAGTACACTACTGGGGACTTCCACAACCTTATTGAGGTGAATAAGGTTCGACCCCACCCTGAGAGCGCCAAGCGTGTAGTGAAAATCTCGCAAGACTTCATTACTCATGATAGTCGGCCAACATTCGGCAAGTATGTCTTTGACCCGCAGAACGCGCCTGGGCTAGACCAAGAGCTTGGCGTGTACAACGAATGGCCAGGCATGCCGGTATTCCCTGTCTACAACGAAGAGCAAGAGGCTGTATTTGTAGAGTTCATGAAGAGCATGTGCGGAGAGCACTTTGACTATGTAGTGTCGTGGCTAGCGCATATAGTTCAATGCCCCTGGGAAAAGACGACCATAGCAATGCTCTGTATGAGCGACGTACAAGGGGCTGGTAAAAGTATGCTTGGGGAGATAATGGGTGAGGTGCTTGGCGGTCCACTCTCGCAACTGTACGGCTCGATACCGTTGAGCAGAGTGGTAGACCCCAAGTTCAATGCATCTATCGCACGTAAGCTGTTCGTTCAATCCGACGAAGCCGATGAGTTCTTCAGCAATGCGGAGAGTAGACTCAAGGACTTGATTAGCTCTCCTGTAGTTATAGTTGAGCCCAAAGGCCTGGACGCCTATCCGCTGGCCAACCTGATGCGGTTGTTCATTACCACTAACAGCATGACCCCATTGAGACTCGACAAGGAGAACCGACGCTTGTTTGTATGGAAGCCGCCGATCACTAATGCTGACGCGCGTGGCGAGTGGGGTCAATGGGTAGGTACGTCAGTGAAGATGTTGAAGAACGAAGGTGCTGCGGCAGTCATGTATTTCCTCAAGACCTGGGATTTGACCGATTGGGACGCAACAGCACCAGTACGGCAGACAGAGGAAATGTGGGACTTGGTGGAGGCATCCCCGACCAAGTCGCAGTCGGTAGCAGAGGCATTCTATGAGCGTCTGGTTGGAGACGGACTAGATTGGGTGTTTGTATCCAGTGACTTCACCAAATTGAACGATAAGCTATGGCCTAAGTTCAAGTCTTTGGTTACCAATGCTGGCGGCGGCAAGTATCGGTACAATTACAGCGATGGGCGTACCAAGTACGGGTACATATACGACTTCACTGGCGAGGTGGCGTGGGAGAAAACTACAGAGGGCAAAAAGGTGAAGGCAGGGGCCATAGTCAAGGATGAGGCTATGATTCGAGGCAAGCTGGCCATGGACGTATACCACGAGTTGTTCGGCGCCATAGTGGGGCAGGGACATCAATCAAATAAGTATTGAGGATTACGGTTTATTACTGAGCCAGAGGGCTGGCCAGTAATGGTGTTTCCAGTGGAGATTACTGAGATTACTGGTATTACTGGTAAGAAAATAATTAAAGCGTAAGAAATACAAGAGCGTTTTTTATTTAGAGCGAGCTTTCTGAACCAGTAATCCAGTAATCCAGTAATTTTCATCGAGTTTTTAGTGGTTTTCCTGGCCTTTTGTGCTGTTTATCAGCCATGTCAAGCAATCACGGCATGTTGTGCCCAACAGCAGCCCATGCCTGCCACAGCCCAAGCCCCCCAATAACCCTATAAGCCAGTCTACTATGAACTCCACAACCGCCTTGAGATGTCTCAGAATCGCTTCATACAGCGCATTCGCTATCTTACGCTAACCAGTCGCTAAAAGACGCTAACTACTAATCACACGTAGCCCATAGTTTTTGGCTAAACACTATCAGCATCCTGGTTGTGGTAGGAAAATACAATTAGACGCAAGCTCCGAATCAGAGTATGTGTCATGCATGCGCGCATCGCGCGTTTCTGCTAGTCGTGCTTGGGCTATCAGCACACAAATCGTGATAGCGAAATACAATTAGACTTCAGCGAAATCTGGCGTATAATTGGTATCAGCGGTCAGGAATTAGCCTCCCGCTGTAACTTGTAACTTGTAACAATGTAAGGAAATCAATCATGTCATACCGTCTCATCACCAAGGCCACTCTCACACTCAACAACAATGAGTCCATCGTAGACGTCCGGGCCTACGCAGCCCCCAAGGGCGCATCGGTCGGAGAGTTCAGCCTCAATGGCGAATCCACCCCGTTCAAGCTCACCGGCGGACAAGGCCGAGGCACCGTGGTTCGCTGCTACATGTACTTCATGCTGGATGAGGTATCAGCCTACATCGAGATCAACAAGGACCAACTCACGGAGCTCAAGGCAGGCAACCATGCTCGTGTGTATACCCAAGCCAAGGTCGTAGATATGATCGAGCAGGTCGTGGCCCAAGAGCAAGCAGTAGAGCCGGTGGTTGCTGAAGCACCCAAGGCCAAGCGCACACGCAAGGGCGCAGCAGTAGCAGCCTGAGCAGGCTGGTGGGGTGTAGCCCCACACTAACCCCCAAGCCCCCACTGCCAAGCGCACTGGGGGCTTTCCTGCGCCCCAGCACCCACATGCTCATGCTCATGCCCATGCCCACAACACACATGCCCACATGTGCTGTGGGTTGATGTGTGTGCTGTGCTCTGTATTTTGATGAATCGGCGGGTGGGGGTGACGAAAAGATAGACTGGACCCAGAAATCAACTGGGACAACTTTGCCACACACACCCTCAACTAAAATATTCCTTTACTTGTGTCCAAATCCAGCCTATAATCGCGCCTATGAGCAATCCACTTGCCAATACCCCACTCGATGAGTCCCTGACTGAAGCTGAATATGAGAAGTTCTATGTAGCTTCCCAAGTACAGGAACAGGCGGCGATGGAGACATTGCTCTCCAAAGGTCTGTATGGGGATAAACTGCCAAAGGTTCTCAAGAGCCAGAAGGCGGCCAACGCATTCCAGCACGCATTTGAGCTTATTGGGGGTGTCCCCCGACTTGCCCTGTGGGCGGACAAGAACCCCAGCGCGTTCTTTGCCCTGTACAGCAAGCTAATCCCCTCCACCGTCCAGGCCCAGGTGCAGTCCACCATCACTATCAACGCTCCGTGGATGGACCCCAACAGACTCAAGTATATGGACTCTAACACTATTGAGTTGCCGGAGCCAAAGAGTGGCGATTGAATACCAGCCACGAGAGTGGTTCATACCCTTCCATAACCGCCATCAGCGGTTTGCAAGCATGAACACCCATCGGCGGGCCGGCAAGACGGTGGCGTTGGTCAACGACTGCATATATGGCGCCCTGCAGTGCTCACTCCGTAAGCCTCAGTTGGCCTACATTGGCCCAACGTACACCCAGGCCAAACGTATCGCGTGGACGTACTTGAAGGACTACGCTGAACCGTACCTGGCCAAGCCACCGCAGGAGTCAGAACTGAAGCTCACGCTGAAGAACGACGCCACTATTCATGTGCTAGGTGCCGACAACGCTGACGCGCTACGGGGTATGTATTTGGACGGCACCGTCAATGACGAGTACGCCATGTGGCGGCCATCAGTGTTCAGCCAGGTCATCCGACCTGCCTTGTCAGACCGTAATGGTTGGAGTGTATTCGCTTCCACACCCCGTGGTAAAAATTTATTCTACGACCTGCACCGCCAGGCAGAGTCCAACCCCAAGGAGTGGTTCCACCTGACCCTCCAGGCCAGCACCTCGGGAATCATCAACCTGCACGAGTTGGACGACTTGCGGAAGATGATGGACCCAGAGGAGTTTGCCCAAGAGTATGAGTGCTCGTTCGACGCAGCCCTCAAGGGGGCTATCTTCGCCAAGGAAGTGGACGAAATGTTCGCAGAGAACAGGTTCCACACTGTCGATCTGCCCACGTTGTATGACCCCAACCTGCCAACCCACTTCGCATTCGACCTGGGGTTCACTGACGCAACTGTCTGCATAGCATGGCAGGAACAGCGTGGCCGGCGAGTCATCATTAAGTGCACCGCCACCACTGGCCAGGACATCTTCTACCACATTGAAGAGCTTCACTCGTTCAGCGGTGAGATTGGCGATGTGTGGCTACCGCATGACGCCCGAGCAAAGAACTTGCAAACGGGCAAGTCGGTCGTGGAGCAGTTCCTCAGCGAGGGCATCCGCCCACGGATTGTACCATCCCACAAGGTCAGAGACGGTATCAGTGCATGCCGTAAGGTGTTCCCGTCAGTGTGGATTGAGGAAGCCCACACAGGAGAGCTTATCGAGGCGCTCAAGAGCTACAGGCGCGAGTGGAATGACGACTTGGGCATGTTCTCCGACAGGCCGGTCCATGATTGGGCGTCCGACTACGCTGACGTGTTCCGATACTTTGCCTTGGTTTCCCAAGCAAACGACAAGGTATCTTCGTCCAAAGACGCTGACGACTCCAATGAGTTCTCCTTAGAGAACCTGTTCACTGACAACGAGTCTCGGCGATCACATATACAGAGGATTGCGTAATGGCTACCCCCACAAAAGACATGACCCCCATCGAACGGTGGAAGGCTGAGATTGAGCAGGCTGAGAAGGGGACAAAGAAGTTCCACCAGCGGGGTCGCAAAGTCACAAAGAAGTACCTAGATGAGCGTGACGCCACCACTTCGGGTGACAAGTGGTTCAACATCTTCTACGCCAACACCCAAATCTTGGAATCTGCGCTGTATTCGCAAATTCCCAAGCCGGTGGTTGAGCGCAAGTTCAAGGACTACGACGATGAAGTGGCCCGAGTGGCGGGAATCATACTGCAGCGGTCAATTACACAGGATTTGGATGACCCTCGGGACACGTTTGACGCCACGATGCGCCACTGCGTACAAGACCGACTGGTACCTGGGTTGGGCCAAGCCTGGCTACGGCTGGAGACCACCACCGAGGACATACCGGGCATCGACGCGATTGATGAGGAGTCGATGCCAGACACGGAGTTGGGCGATGCTACAGAGGAGACTGACACGCTCCAACGCATCACAGACCAGCAGGTTTGTGTGGATTACGTGTTTTGGGAGGATTTCTTGTGGAGTCCATGCCGAGTGTGGGAAGAGCGCCGATGGACAGCCCGCAAGGTGTACATGGACCGTGAAGAACTCATTGAGCGGTTCGGCAAGGAGAAGGGTGAGGAGGTCTCGCTCAACGCCACCAGCAATACCAACGTCAACTTGGGCTCTACCCCAGAGGATAACACCATCCCGAAGGCAGTCATCTATGAGATTTGGAATCGCTCAGACCGCAAGGTGATTTGGGTATCCAAGGGTTATGATGAAATCCTGGATGAGATTGACGACCCACTCAAGCTCGTGGGCTTTGAGCCGTGTCCCAAGCCGATGTTGTCCAACATCAGCACCAGCAACACCGTACCCCGCCCTGACTACTACATGATTCAGGACCAGTACACTGAACTGGACACCCTCAACAACCGCATTTCTTTGCTCGTGCGGGCGTGCAAGGTAGTGGGTGTATACGACAAGTCTGCCATAGGCATCTCACGTATGCTCAAGGAGGGGTTCGACAACGACCTCATCCCAGTAGATAATTGGGCCATGTTCGCAGAGAAGAACGGCCTCAAGGGGCAGATTGATTGGCTCCCACTCGATACAGTGGTCACTGCCCTACAGCGGCTTAATGAGGCACGCGAGGTCATCAAGGGTCAAATCTATGAGCTGACCGGCATTGCCGACATCGTCCGTGGGGCCAGTAAGGCGTCAGAGACGTTGGGCGCTCAGAAGATCAAGGCTCAATTTGCCAGCATACGCATCCAGAAGCTACAAGATGAGGTGGCCCGATTCGCCAGCGATATCATGCGTCTCAAGGCTGAGATACAAATCAAGCACTTTGACCCCCAGATACTGATCGCACGCTCCAACATCCTACGCACTCCTGACGCCCAACTTGCCGGCCCAGCTATCGAGTTGCTCCAGAGTGAGGAGGGCTTTGAGTGGCGCGTACAGGTTACTGCCGATTCCATCGCTCAGGCTGACTACACCACCGACAAGCAAGATCGCATTGAGATGCTCACCGCGGTCAGCGGATACTTGGGTAAATCCGCTCAGATCATCCAGACGGTGCCAGACGCTGCGTTTATGCTGGTTAGCATGCTCAAGTGGGCGGTTGCTGGCTTCCGTAACGCCACGGAGATTGAGGGGGTCATCGACAAAGAGTTGGACAACATCGGCAAGGCGGCTAAGCAACCTAAGCCAGCCCCGCAGCCTGACCCACAAGTGATGAAGGCCCAACAGGATGGTCAGATCGCTCAGGCGCGGCTCCAACTGGATAGCCAGTCAGCCCAACAATCTGGCCAACTTGAACAAGCCAAGCTACAGCAGGCCGCCCAAGTGGAACAGGCCAAGATGCAGCACACGGCCCAACTAGAGCAAATGAAGGCCCAGTTTGCAGACCAGCAGGCCCAACGGGACAGGGCTATGCAGGCTCAGCAAGCTCAAATGCAGCAAGAGTTGGACGCTTCCAATGAGAAGTACCGCATGCAGATGGAAGCCATCAAGTTGGATCGGGAGGAGCAATTCAAGCGGGAAATGGAAGATCAGAAGATGGCGCTTGAAAAGTGGAAGGCTGAGCTGGACTACCGCAAAGCCATCGAAATTGCTGAAATCTCCGCAGCCACTACCTTGCAGACAGCCCAAGCTACTGCCGCTATGTCGGCCAGCAAGGGTGAGACTGTAAAGGATAGCGGTGCCGGAAACGACGCAAAAGCGCAGAAAGCCACGCTAGATGCTGTGGTAGCTCATTTGAGCAAGCCCAAGAAGTTGATTCGTGGGCCGGATGGTAAAGTATCGGGGATTGCATAATGGCCATTCAATATTCTCTGACGTCGCGGACAAACCGCATGACGCAACTCAATACGGACATTGGTATCAATGCCGTCATCAAGGTGTTCACTGGTGCAGCGCCAGCTAACTGCGGCACCGCTGACACCGGCACCTTGCTGATGACCTTCGCTGGTAACGCAGCTGGGTTTGGTACGGTTGCCTCCCAGGTGCTGACTGCTGCTGCGGTGGCGTCGGTATTGGCCGCTGCGGGCGGCACGGCTGGATACTTCCGTGTCTATCCCAGCGCTGCGACCACTACCAATGCAGTCATCCAGGGTACTGCTGGCCTCACCGGTACGGACATGATACTTACAGCTAACCCAGTCACCTTGGGTCAGACTTGTAACTTCACCTCTCTCACAATCACACCTTACGGGGTCTAATCATGGCAGCAAAGACAGATCAAGTCATCATCCTGCCGCTTGACACCGGCAATACGGGAAAAAAGATACGCACCAAAGAGAGCGTAGTTGGCGCCAACACGGTGGAGGAATATTTCTTCATCCCATCGTCTGAACGCGATACGGTCGGGCAGTACAAATTTACCTCAGGGGCTCAAGCTATCCCTACTGCTGTGCATACAGGTACAACGACAGGGTTTTTCTTCATGACAAATCCGTTGACTAGCACTATCAAGATTGCGGTTGATAGGTTGACGTTAAAGCAAAACTTTAGCACTACCCTAGCGGTTGATTTGATCGCCCCAATCATTCGTTGTTCGCGAATCACGTTCACTGGCACTTTATCTGCTGCTGCAATTACACCTGCCCGTCGTAAGAGCACTGATGCAGCCCCCCAAGGCTTAATCTCTCTCGCATCGACAGGACTTACAGTCACCAACGTAGCCCCATTCTATGAGTGGCTAGGCATGACAATGGACTTGCTAACGGGTGGCGCAGGTCATTGGGGTGCGCAGAATGACGAGTGGAACCCAGGCGATGATGATGATGAAGTTATCTTGTTGCCTGGAGAGGGTCTTGTCATTTGGTCAACTTTGGCTGTGACCACAGCAAACCGTAAGCTCATCATCAATGGGGCTTGGTTCGAGTACAACTAGATGGCTTTTACGCTCATTGACGGCGTCATCGCCAATGACGCGTTTGCCACCCCTGCAACCCCAGGTACGTCGCAGCTTGTCGATGGCATAAACAACCAGACGTTCCAGACTCCTGCTACCGCCACAGCGCAACCTGTAGATGCCGTACTGGGATTGACTACCTGGACAGCTGGTGCTCCGGCAGCAGTGTCCCTCAGTTCCGCCACGACTGACGGTGCTGACGTACTTGCTGCTGTAGTCACACCTGTAGCTGCCGCAGTAGGGGTATCGGTCGCAGTTACTGACGGTGCGGATACCCTAGCTGCCGCGGTGAGCCCAGTAGTTGGATTGAGTAGTGCTACGACAGACGGTGCGGACACGATAGTTGCCCGAGTTGGCCCAGTAGTTGGCCTATCGTCAGTTACCACGGATGGTGCCGACGTTCTAGCTGCTGCGGTTAGTCCTATTGTGGAATTGACTAGCGCGACCACGGATGGTGCAGACGTACTGTCTGCTCTAGTGACCACTGTCTCCGCAGGTGTAGATGTATCTATTGCCGTCACTGACGGGTCTGACGTACTTGCGGCTGCGGTCGATCTAGGGATTGACCTATCCAGCTCTACTACGGATGGTGCAGACGTACTTGCTGCTACTGTAGACCTAGTACCTGCATCGTTGGACGTCAGCGCAGATTGGACGGATGGGGCAGATACGGTATCGGCGGTTGTAGAACCAGTCTCTGAGGGGTTCACACGAATAGGGGGTGACCCTGGCCCGTCACCGTACCAGCCCAAGTATTTGGTTAAGCGCAAGGGTAAGACATGGGTATTTGATACCGTTGAAGAAGCCCAGGCGTTTACAAAGTCAATGGAGAAGGTGGCCAAGATAGCGGCACCTATCCTTGAGGAAGTGGAAGTTGCATCGGCTCCACAGTACTATTCTGAAGAAGATGATATTGAAGAATTACTTTTACTAATGTGAGGACATATGGCCCGTAAATCATACATACAAATAGATGGCGTCTTGATCGACAAAGAAGATCATGAGGCATTGGCCAAGGCTCGGGGCGAATTAGGCGGCAATTACGCCACGTTTGTCCCAGACCTGCCTGACTTCATATCTCCACTGGACGGTAAACGCTACTCCGGTAGGGCAGGTATGCGTGAACACTGCGCCAAACACAACGTGGTCTCCAATATGGAGCTCACCGGATTACCCACGCTGCAGATGAACAGCGACCAACGTAGCTCGTCACAAATTCGTAAAGACACCGCCTCTCGCAAGCAGATACTTATCAACCTAGTCAACACCCGATTATAGGAATTGCCATGCCTACCGAAACCATCGACCGTCGCTCAACCCTCGAAGCAGCCTATGAGGCAGCTGAAAAGACTGAGCCCACTACTACAGAGGTAATCACGTCTACAGAGACAGCCCCTACGGAACAAATTGAAAAAACTCCCGAGCCTAGCTCCACGGAGAATTCAGAAAAACCCGTTGAAAAACCCACCGAAACAACGGAAGCCGCTGATAAGACTGAAAATGTGTTGTCGGTAGACAAACCGCCACAATCTTGGCGGGGTCCGCAGAAGGCGAAGTGGGATAAACTGGACTCTGACGTACGTCAGGAGGTGATGCGTCGTGAGCGCGACATCGCTAAGGTCATGGGCGATGCTAGCCAAGCTCGCCACTTCGTACAGCAATTCCAAGCTACTGTCCAACCCCACTCGGGTCGTATGCAGAGTTTGGGGGTAGAACCCATGCAGGCCATCAATAGCTTGCTGGAGGCAGATCGTATCCTGTCCACATCTAGCTCGTCGGACAAGGCGCGCTACATGGCCAAGCTGATATCAGACTACCGCATTGACGTAGCTCAGTTGGACCAAGCATTGTCGAGCAACGGCGTAGTTGACCCAGTGGCGTCCAAGGTGGAGGCTTTGTTGGCTCAACGGTTGGCTCCGTTCAACCAGTTCATGTCGTACCAGCAGCAACAAGAGCAACAAGCTCGGTTGCAGCAAGAGCAGCAGACTATGAATACCATCGAGACTATGGCTAATGACCCCAAGTTTGAACACTTCAACGACGTGCGCGGGGACATGGCCGATATTATTGACCTACAAGCTAAAAAAGGGGTTTACTTAACCCTAGAACAGGCCTATAATCGCGCTATCGCCATGAATCCTGAGGTTAGCCAAGTGGTAGCTACAAACCGTGCTAATGAGGCAAAGACAGAAGCAGCCCGAGCAGCAAATGCTAAGGCCCAGCGAGCCTTGTCTGCCTCCAAGTCGGTCGGTGGTTCCCCCAGTGGGTTGAGTTCCGGTGCATCAGGCAAACCTGATCGTCGTGCAGCTATTGAGGCAGCGTTTACGGCAGCTGAGGGACGTTAACGTGATAAACGCCATTCGTACAGTACTCGGCCCCGCATCGTACCCTGTCCTGCAGAGGCAAGAGATCATGTATGTCAGTCAGACACCAACGCCCATTGATCCAAGGGCCCCAATAGTTCAACCTGCAGCGGAAACAATTCCCGTTGCTACCAAGGAGTAAACCATGGCTTTCGCCAACAGCGCTATCAGCGATATCATCGCAACTACCATCCAATCCCGCACCGGCGAGATTGCCGACAACGTCACCTCCAACAACGCTTTGTTGATGCGCCTCAAACAGCGCGGCAACATCAAGCCCTTCACCGGTGGTAACACCATTATGCAAGAACTCAGCTTCGCGTCCAACGGCAATGCCGGCTGGTACTCGGGCTATGAGACTTTGCCAATCGCTGCTCAAGACGTCATTAGTGCCGCTGAGTACACGATCAAGCAAGCTGCTTGCCCTGTGACCATTTCCGGTCTGGAGCAAATGCAGAACAGCGGCAAACAGCAGATCATTGACCTGCTCGACGGTCGCATGCAAGTGGCTGAGTCCTCCATGGCCAACTTGATCGCTACTGGTTTGTACTCTGACGGTACGGGTGCTGGCGGTAAGCAAGTCGACGGTTTGCTGAAGCAAGTGTCCACCACTCCGACCAACATCGTTGGCGGTATCGACCGTGCCACATGGTTGTTCTGGAAGAACCAGTACTTCCGTTGCACCACCACTGGCGGCGCGGCTATGTCGGCTTCCAACGTTCAGACCTACTTCAACAAGATGTGGTCCAGCCTGGTTCGCGGCTCTGACCGTCCTGACCTGATCTTGGTGGACAACATCGCCTGGTCGTTCTACATGTCCTCGTTGCAGAACATCCAGCGTTTCACCAGTTCCGAGACAGCCAACCTGGGCTTCGCTTCTGTGAAATTCATGGACGCTGACGTGGTGCTGGACGGTGGTCTGCAACTGAACTGGACTTCCACTGGTGCTACTGGTACTGCCCCATCGGCTGTTCCTGCTACGTCTGCGTACTTCCTGAATACCAAGTATATGTTCTACCGTCCGCACGGTCAGCGCAACATGGTTCCGTTGTCGCCTGGTCAACGCTACAGCGTCAACCAAGACGCTGCTGTTCAAATCCTGGCCTGGGCCGGCAACTTGACCTCGTCTGGCTTGCAGTTCCAAGGTCGCATGGACAACACCTAATCGTAGGAGGCTTGCCCCCTATATTTGTCCATCTTCAAGGAGAACATTATGAGTCAAGGAAATGCAAGTGCGGCTATCGGGTTGGCAAATACCAACAAGATTGCTGCCATCGGCGGGTATCTTCAGGATACAGACGTTCCTGGCCCCAGCGCTGAGGGCTATTACGCAGGTATCAACGCCCTTGGTATCTGGGACTACAACCCAGTCAATGAGACTGACTACTCTGCCGTTGGCGGGTTTACCGTGCCGTCTAACAGCGGTGCTGCCACCGGCAAGGTTGCTCGTTTGGTCTATACAGACGTAGCTGCTATGACGGTTGCTGCTGACGGTAAGTGCTCCGTCACTGCCGTTGGTGTGGTCACCGCTCTGGTCACCACTGGTCTGTACAAGACCTTTATTACGGCTGGTACGGTCATTCCAGCTGGACGTTACCTCTGGGTATTCCTCGTGTAGTAGTTGGGGTTGTCATGAAAATGTCAACCCCAATTTGTATATTGTAACGATTTAATCCCAACCCCATAATCCCCTAGGAACACAAGATGTCCACCGAAGCCCTTGATTTTGCGATGAACTTTGAAGACGGTCAACAATCCGAAGCCGACAAGCGTCTGCTCGTCATGTTCTACCGTTCCACCGTCAAAAACGAACCAAAGTCCATCGACGCTGGTCGCCCCATTTTCGATGAGATTGACCTGATCAAGATTATCACCCCAGGCTCGCGTGACTCTTTCGTTGGCGATGCCACGTATGAGTACCAAACCCGATTCCCATCGCAGTGGGCACGCTACAAGGCTGGCTTGGAACAAACAGCTAGCGGCACCCCGCTGAATACGCTTCCTTGGATGACTATGTCCCAAGTGGAAGAGTTCAAGGCTGTCGGCTGCTCTACCATTGAGCAGTTGGTCGGAATGCCTGACTCCGTGTCCCAGAAGTTCATGGGTCACCATCAGTTGAAACAACGCGCTCAGGCGTATCTTGACTCTGCCAAGGACGCAGCCCCTGCGCTGAAACTCCAAGCGGAGTTGGACAAGCGCGATGAGCAAATCAGTGAAATGAAATCCCAAATCGACGCATTGATCGCTGCGCAAAAGTCTGCAGCATCTGCGAAGGTACCATCTAAGGCATAGCTATGGCTCAATACTGGTCGGCGTTGGAGGTTATATCCCAAATTGCTGGGGAGATTGGACTTCCACGTCCGACCACTGTTGTAGGCTTGTATGACGTACAATCGTCCCAATTGTTGGCCCTGCTCAACAGCGGGGGCAACGAGCTTCAGCTGTACTACCCATGGGAGCAGTTCTCGAAAGAGTGGGCTTTTACTACGGTAGCGGCACAAGACGAGTATACGTTGCCTACTGATTTGAGCTACTTTGTAGATCAAACTCAGTGGGATAACACCAATCGTTGGCCCCTATCTGGCCCCAAGTCTGCCCAAGAGTGGGCGTACATCAAGGGTTCCTTGGTGGCCCCTATGCCCCGTCTGCGGTATCGCATCGCGGGGGATGTATTCAAGATATACCCAATTCCAACGGCTACATCCTCTCCGCTGAGCTTGTCTATGGAGTACGTGTCCAAGAACTGGATTGCTCCAGCTATCGACCCACTCAATCCTGTAGACATGATCTCCCAGGATTCCGACCTCTTGATGTATAACCCCTGGTTGCTCATCAAGTTCGTCAAGTTCAAGTTCTATGAGCTCAAGGGTCTACCTACCGCAGGGGTTCAAGGGGACTTCATGCGTGTATTCAACTCGTTGACGGGCAAGGATACGGGAGCAGATATACTGTCGTTGGCAGGTAGTCAGAGTACAATGTATATCAACGCCCGATCTATACCTGACGGCTCTTGGAACGTGTAACATGTTCTTCCAACGCCCAACCCCTTCAAGTAACGCAGTAGTGAGCATACCTGCACCCGTGGGCGGTTTGAACGCTCGTGACTCTGTCGTTGCCATGCCTGAAGGGGATGCCATTGTTATGCGTAACTGGTGGCCACAGCCCTACGGTTGCTCAGTACGCAAGGGGTACCGTCAATGGGCCACCGGAATGGTCAACTCGGTACATACCCTTCAAGAGTGGTCTGGCATCGGGGGTACGCGCAAGCTATTCGCTTGGTCCGGTACCAACATGTACGACATCAGTACTTCAGGCGCGGTAGGGGCGCCCATACTGACTAGCTTGATTGGTCAACCATGGGTATGTACCCAGGTTACCAACACCTCGGGCAGCAACATGATAGCCCTGAACGGGTTGGACAACGGAATCATATACAACGTATCTGGTGGCATCGCTAGATTGGTTGCCGGAGACGGTATAGTGACCAATACCTGGGCAGGTATCAATCCTGCCAACGCTACCCAGCCCATAGTGCACCAGCATCGTCTATGGGTGGTAGAGAAAAACTCCACAGCAGCGTGGTTCCTGCCCCCAGACGCAATCCAAGGTACGTTCCTCAAGTACGACTTTGGACCCCTATTCAACCGTGGCGGCTATCTTGCGTTCCTGGCCACATGGACAATCGACGACGGCAACGGCGCTGAGGACCACCTAGTAGCATTGAGCTCCAACGGAGAGGCAATTGTATACGGCGGTACTGACCCAACCAACGATACTCTTTGGGGGTTGGTGGGGGTATATTTCATTGGCTCTCCTGTTAGCGGTAAGGTTGGGTTCTGCAAAGCTGGGGGCGATCTACTGGCGTTGACCCAACAGGGTGTGGTGTCCTTATCTGCCCAACTGGTGTCTACCAAGGTGAAAGAGGCCAACAATCCTCTGACCTCTAACAAAATTCAATACTTGATATCCGAGGCTATATCCTTGTACTCCCAGTACGCTGGTTGGGATTTGAAGTACTACCCCAGAGTCAACATGGTATTGGTTAACGTACCGTCCGTTGTGGCTGGGGGTACCGCACAATTCGCTGCCAACCAAATTACGTCTGCATGGACGTTATTCTCCGGCATGGACTCGTCAGTATGGGGCAACTACGATACCAACCCAATGTTTGGCACCTATGACGGCAACGTCATGCTAGCCTGGACAGGCGAGTTGGATGGAGTGCTCTTGGACAATACTGGCGGTCAAAACATTATAACTGAGGTGCAACAGGCGTACACCTACTTCGGCAAACTGGCCACCCAGAAGCAAGTCAGTATGTACAAGCCTTCGTTTATCAACACTTTGCCCATAGCTGTAGCTGCCAAGATAGAGTATGACTTTGCCGGCAGCACTATTACAGTCCCAAGCCCTGTTACCTTGACCGGCTCCACACCACTGTGGGATACGGCAGTGTGGGATACAGCCTTGTGGGGTGGCGGCTCGGAAGTCCAGAAGAGTTGGATTCAAGGCGAGGGAATGGGTGTAGCTTGCTCCCTACGCATGATGACCCAGTCTACTGGCGAGTGTATTTGGGTAGCCACAGACTACAGCGTAGTCAGTGGTAGTGGGTTATTCTAGGAGATAGCGTGGATCTCACTTCAATCATCACTGCGGATTTTTCAAAGAACCATGCCAACCGTGAGTATGACGAAAGGTACGTACACGATATAGTAGCCAAGTACAGGGAGATTGGGGGAACCATGTTTGTATCCCCCAACGTAGTCACGTTCTATGAGCCCAAAGACCCATACACGGTGGAGTTCCATTGTATGAATGGCGGTTCCGGCAAGGACTTGACTGAGGCAGTCAACGCATTCTTGGAGTTTATCTCCACACGATATACATATGCGTGTACGTTCTACGACAATCCACGCATAAGTGAACTTGCGAAGTATGTAAAGTTTCCGGTATCCGTGGACTACATAGATGACGGTATTGATCGGGCATACAAGATGTCATTTAACCTAGGTGGTATATAATGGGCGCCATAAATAGTATTACAAACAGCGTATCAAGTGCACTTGGTACAGACGGCAGCGGTGGAGGACTCATTAATGAACCCATCGTCAAGAACGTAGTTGCACCTGCGGCTACCGCCAATACAGGTGTCTTGGGGGGTTGGTTGGGCGGTACCTTGGATAAAATACCTATGAGTCAACTTGCTCCAGGATTGAATATGGCTGCTCTAGGATTGGGTACTGCTGCTAACCAAGTGGGTACTGCTGCTAACCAAGGGGGTACCAACGTGGCTATACCAGATTACGCCGCCATGGCGGCTGCAGACTTAAGTACCCAGCAGAAGATGCTGGAGGCTCAGACCAAGGCCAATCGGCCCAATCAGTACAGCCCATACGGCAGCTCTACTTGGAAACAAGACCCAACCACAGGTCAATGGTCGCAGACGGTTGAGACCGGACAAGCGGGTACCAACTACCAGAACCAAATGAACGCCCAAGGACAGCAGGTCACTGCCGGCCAAGGTTTGTTGGGTCAAGGTATTACAGACGCCTCCAAGGGCTTGAATACGAATGGATTGCCTGCGTGGCAACAGTATCAAAACCCCACCCAGAACGTTGACGTAAACTCCGTGATGGGTCAGGCCAACAACCAAATGGGTATGAACCCAGGTCAGAACTTCAACCCCAATACCTTGTCCCAATTCGGTCAAGCCGGACAAGCATTTGACCCTTCTCGTCTTGGGGCTGCTCCCCAAGCCGGTACGTTTGGCATGGACCCAACGGGCAACTCGAAGGCCATACAAGATGCCACATACGCCCTACTATCTCCACAACGTCAACAACAACGTGACGGAGAGATTCAACGCCTGAAGAATCAAGGTCTGACTGAGGACTCTCCTGCGTTTCAACGAGCTATGCAACGGGTGGACCAAGGGGATACACAAGCCCAGATGCAAGCTTTGCTAGCCGGTCAAACAGAGTACGGTAACGCGTTTAGTCGGGGCATGGGTCAGAACCAGCAAAACTTCAATCAAGGGTTGAACCTACGAGGTCAGTTGGCCAACGAGCAAGCTCAAACCTACGGACAGCAGAGTACCAACGCTAACTTGGCGAATACTATCCGCGCTCAAATGGCGGGTGAGCAACAGCAGCAATATGGTCAACAGGCCACTACAGCTGCGTTTAACAACCAAGCCAATAGTACCAACTTCGGTCAGAATCTACAAGCTCAGAACTTAGCTATGGCTCTTAGGGGTCAACAGGCTACTCAGGGTAATGCTGCGGCAGATCAAGCCAACGCTATGCGCGGTCAGATGCTGAACGAGCAGTCGCAACTTAACAACTACGGATTGAACCAAGCTCGTAGCCTACTGGGTGACCCCAACGCTTCTATGCCACAGTTTAATAGCTTCGCAACGCAGGGAGTTGGCCAATCCAATACCCTGGACGCTGCTCAGCAACAGTACCAAGCTCAATTAAACGCCTCCAACGCTTCTACAGCCCAAAAGTCTAGCCAGAACAAGGGTATTGGCGGGCTACTAGGGGCAGGTATCGGCGGGTACTTTGGCGGGTTGCCTGGCGCTACGTTGGGTGCCAGTGTCGGTGGCGGATTACTTGGAGGCCTGGTCGGTTAAATTATGGACTTCTCACAATTATCTCAATTCCTCAACCCTAATGCGCCGCAGGGGCTATCTCCTGAGGACTTCCAGGGTCAGCAACTATCTGCGTTGAAACAACGTAAGTTAGCCAATGCCCTACGCGAGCAGCTGAAGAACAACCCTGTTGAGGGTAATCGCATGGTTGGGGGTCGGCTGATAACCCCACATTGGTCTGAGGGGCTGCTTAACGGATTGCGTACAGGCATGGCTGATTACCAAGGTATGCAGGCCGATACGCAGGATGCCAGCCTACTACAAGCCCAACAAGCTGCAGCTACCAAGTGGCGCTCGTCCTTGCCCCAGAGCGTACCAGCCAATCCTGGCGTGATGGGTGCAGACGGTATGGGGCCACCTGCTGGGGTTGCACCTGAGCAGCCCATCACTCGGGAGGCCATCCTTAAGCATACGTTGTCCGGCATGACTAACCCATTGACAGCCCAAGAGGCGGGGGTGGTCAACCAATCCTTGACGTCCGACCTGACTCGTGGCGAGGACATGAAGTACCGAGACCAACAGGCTCGCGCTGCCGCCCAAGATCGTTCAGACAACCTAATAGCTACGTTGGTACAACGTGCGGATGACGCTGCTCGACGCTCTGAAGATCGGGGGGCTGATCGGGCATCGCGGGAAGCAGCTGCCGCTGAGGCTCTTGCCCTGCGTCGTGAGATCGCCAAGGGTCAGCAAGCTCTGACGGCTCAAGGTTTGGAGATTCGCAAGGCTGTAGCTGAGGGCAAATCCACACCGCCTGAGAAGCCCCTGCCGTCTGGGTTAGCCACGTCCTACGTCAACAATCAAACCGCATTGGGCAATCTCACTGATGCCCTCAAGCACGTTGAGACCAATCCTGACGCTTTTGGGTTGTCCAATATGCTCCCGAACGCAATGGTAACCCGTATGGACCCCAAGGGTGTCGCTGCTCGCGCTGCCGTATTCAACTTGGGTTCGTTGAAGATTCATGACCGTTCGGGTGCCGCTGTTACAGCCTCGGAAACCCCACGATTGTTGCCGTTCATACCAACCCCTGGCGATGGCGCCAAAACCATCAAGACCAAGTTGGCTGGGTTCCAACGTGAGTACAAGTTGATGCAGCAGGACATCGAAGATTTTGCCCAGGCCCAAGGATACAAATCCCCTAGTGGTCGGGGCAATTCGGATATAATCGACTTCGGAGGCTTGAAATGAGAGTCATACTACCCGATGGCACCATTCTAGACAACGTCCCTGAGGGGACTACCAAGGCGCAGTTGTACGCCAAGTTGTCAGCCAACGGGTATGACGTAGCCAAACTAAGTGGCGCTACCAACGCTGGCGTCAATGACCTCCAAACCATCAAAGACGCTCAAGCGGCCTACGACAAAGCCCAACCTGAGGGGGGCTTCTGGGTCAACCTCGGAGCTGGCATGAATAACGCATACCAGGGGGTTAAGCAACTGGTGGGTCAGGGCGAGACTGACTCACAGATTGAAGAGCGTCGGCGCATCCACGCTCAGATGGCTGACAGTACCACCCTAGGGGGGTTGACCCAACTGGGTGGTGAGATTATTGCGGGTGCGCCACTTGGTATGGGAGCATCCTCTGCCATCGCCAAGGGTCTGACTATGCTGCCGAAAGTTGGCGGGGCCATAGCCAACCTCGGAGGCGTAGGAGGCCGCGCCGTTAACCTCGGGGGGGTAGGTCGCGGGGCGGTAGAAGGCGGCGTCCTAGGGGCGCTAAATCCTGTTACGGAGGATGAATCGAGGGGGTTAAATACCCTTCTCGGTACGGTTGGCGGCACCCTAGTTCCAGGCGCACTTGTAGGTGGAAACGTCCTGCGTAAGACGTTGAACAAGGGTAATGCCTCCAACCGTGCGGCTAAGATATTTGAGGACCAACTGGGCCCAAATAACATGCACGACATCAGTTTTCGGCTGGACACCCATCCTGCTCCATCGTTGCCCCTGTCCACCGCATCCACCACTGAGAACGCCACCCTTGCGGCTTTGGAGCGGGGTGCACGTGGACGCAACACGGCAGACTTGGGGTACAACCAAAGTCGTGCGGTAGCCAACAAGGCGTGGGATACCGTCAAAGGGGCTACAACCCAAGCTGACGACCTGACCGCCCGAGTGGCTGACCGCGAGGCAACTATCCAGTTGTCCAAAGACCACCTAGACCAGTTCAATGACCCGACAGCGTTGGCTGGGGCATCCCAGCTGGTCTCCGATACCGCTGACGCCCTGCGTCGCACTACGGTTGCCCGTCAGAATCCTGAAGTCACAAACCTGCTGTCCCAGACAGAGCAGTTGCTAGCCCATCCTGAGCGTACAGCTGGGGACTATGCCTCGCAGTACTGGCGACTGAGCGATGTTGCCAATGGACCCAACGTATCGTCTGAAGCTCGGGGTATCATCCTCAAGATGCGCGAAGCCGTCAAGCAAGCTGCCGATGAGGCTAGTAATGGTCCAGGCGCTATATTCCATAGCGGTAGCTACAAAGCTGGTGACCCCATTGACGGGGTATTGTATACATCCCCCAACAAGAACGTGGCCAGCAGCTACCTAGACATGTACAAGGATAGGTTCGGCAAGGGCGGTAAAACCTCTGCTTTGAGCACTACTGCCAACAACCCAGCCCCACAAGACTTGGTTGAGAAGTTGGCCAAAAAGTACGGCATAGACAACGAGTACAACACTCCTGCTAGCGTATTTGACCAATCCTTGCACGACAAGGGCGCCATTGATTCTTTGGTCAAAGACTTGACCAAACGGGGTTATGACTCCACCGTATTGCCGGACATACCATACGGTGGCGGTGGTAAGCAGTTTGACGCCAAGATACTGTTCCCCAACGCCAAAACCAGCAAGTACGTTGATACAGGGGGCAACCAGTTCACCGATATGGTGGAGCGGTTCAAGGTGGATAACGCCCACGTAGGGGCGGCTCAGGCGTCCAAAGGGGTGCGGGAGTCATTCGTTGACCCGCTGGGTACCCCCAAGACTCCGCAGACGTTTGGGGGCACACCCTCCATTACCGCAGCTGCCCTTCGCAAGTCTATGGTGAAGAATGGTACCAACGCCTACGGCGACGCTTTGGAGCAGCCCACTCGGGACTCGCTGAAGTCGCTGGAGGGTGAACTGACGCGCCATGAGATGTCAGCTCCAGCCAACTCTCCTGGTACGTCCCAGCTAGATATTGCCAATCCGCTGAACGTGGTGTCGTCCGGTCGGGATAACCCATTCAATTACTTCCCACTCGTCAAGGGTGGCGCTAACTGGCTGTTCGGCGGTGCCCGCAAAGCGACTACCCAAGCGGCTGACGAGGCCATGATGGACCCAGTGGTTTGGCAAAAGATGATGGCTGAATACGCAGCCAGCAAGAGTCCGTTGACTCCTCAAGAGTATATGTCCAGAGCGCTGCGCAAAAGCACGATGCTCCCAGGCGATACCCTAGCCACCCAAATTGGAGAATAAGCATGCCTCGCGACATATCTGGTAATTACACGCTGCCTACGGGCAACCCAGTTGTAACTGGGACAATCATTGACGTGGCGTGGGCCAACCCTACGATGGCTGATATTGCGTTGCAGATGAACAACGTAGTCACTCGTGACGGGCTGCTTGGCCCTACAAATCCGTTCAAGTCGGTCAACGGTACTATTGCCTTGCCTGGTATTACGTTCGCAGCCAATCCAACTACCGGATTGTGGAGTGGAGCCTCCAGCGCGGGGTTCTCCTACAACGGCACTGACGGGTTTACCCTCACCGCGACCAGTATGGCGGTCAACAAATTGCTTACCGCCACTGCTATCAACTCCACCCCCATCGGAGCCACTACCCCCAGCACAGGCGCATTCACTACGCTGTCAAGTTCTGGCGCGGCAACTCTTGCATCTGCTTCTGTAACAGGTGCCGCAACTGTTGGCGCAGGCCTCGCAGTCACTGGCGCAATTA